GTAAAATAATAAGGGGGCCAAAACGAATTGTTAAACTATTATTAAACATAAATTTGCCGGTTTTTCTTTTATAATTGCGGGTTTCCTGATTTTTTCGCCGGGAGTGGCACCAAAACGAATTGTGTTATTCCATATCATTCAACTACCATTTAACCGGTATTCAAAAAACAAATATACTACCTTCCTACCATACCAGTGGTTAAACATCCCATATTTACGCAAAATAAGCCTTTCAGCGTGGTTATTGGGCTTACCGTAATAATATACCGCCACCGCTGGGCTAATCAGGCTCCTTGCCGGGGCATATTTAACCAGGATACGAATTACTTAAAATGCGGTACGTTTTTCATTGGGTAGTCAATTGGGTAGTCAATTGGGTAGTCAAAAGTTGGTAAAAAGATAGGCTAAAAAGGGGGTCGTTTGGTCAAAAAAGCCACCGAAAAGGCCAATAATTGACGTTATCCCCCCCCCGTTTGGTATAAAAAGAAGCCATTAAAATGATTATAAATAAACGTTTAAGTTATTGAAATATAGTAATTAGCAGGCTGTAAGCCTAAGATGATAGCCTTCAAAACGTGTGTGTGTTTTGTACAGTTCGTTTTGGATGATGGCTTTTGATGTGAAAATGTGCCTGGATTACCGGGTTAGCGAAGCAATGTCATGTAAATCACCCGACATTCTTTCTTTTTTGCCCTTCCGAATAATTATAGCTAAGGGACTCCAGCAACTCGTTTGTTTTTTTCAATGCCGCAATGGTGTCAGCCTGTGCGTTAAGTACTTTTTCTCTTGACTTGCACTCTTGACATGGTCCAGGTGGGAGGTCCTTATTTATATACGATTCAGAGACATCTTTATAAATCATATCACCAGTGCCTAAAAATACCCAATTGAGATTAATATCCTTGCATTTTGAGATAATCAAAGCGTGATCCAGTGTGTCTCTTTTCTTCCAACCAGAAATTGTGTTCTGTTTAACCCCTAATTTATAAGCCAATTGGTAGTCGTTATTTACTTGAAAATAAGACTTTAACCGATCAATTATAAAATATATCTCATTTTTTGTATTTTTTTCTTGCATTATCTCAATTTGTGATTATCTTTGCCTAATCATTAAACAAAACTATATAATAAAATGACAAAAGTCAAGGGTTCAAAAAAATATGTTTACAGCTATCCTGAAAATGAGGTCCTTGCGAAGCACCTCCATTATCTTGATCTAACAAAATTATCTCAATTCACAGGCTATACACGAAGCCACCTGACGGCAATATTCAAAGGTCGTCGCCGCATGCCTGATATCGTTTTGAAAGAGTTTCTTAAGCTCTGCCCGGAGGCAGAAAAGCATAGTACAAACGTGCCGATTATATCAATAAATAGAAAAAGGAGGCTCCGGTAATGAAGAGCATTCCTGCAACGGCTGTAAGAACTTACCACGGGCTGATCGTTGATGTGTTGAATCCAGATCCGACACAGATCTTTATTGAAGACATTGCTCACTCTCTCAGTCAGCTTTGCCGTTTTGGCGGTCATACCGATCAGCTTTATTCAGTCGCCCAACATTGTGTAATCATGTCAGAGCTTGATTTCATTCCCGAAGAGCTTAGAATGACCGCTTTGCTGCACGATGCTCCTGAAGCTTATATGGTAGATGTTCCCAGGCCATTGAAAAGGTTACTGGATAAATACATGGAGATCGAAAACAATATGCATCAGGTTATTGCAGCAGCTTTCGGTCTCCCCTATCCTTTCCCTGAAATCATTCATCACGCTGACGAGTGGATGCTCCAGCGCGAATTCAAACTATTCTTTGATGGAGGCCCAGGCATATACTGGACATCAAAACAGGCGGAACAGTTATTCATTGACACCTATTACAAATTAGCTCACCGGTAATGGAATACTACCAGAATAAACTATGTGTCAGCGGGTCAGAGCTGATCAACAGCCCGGAAAATCCAGACGGGGTGATGAGTATATACGACTATAAGAATTTGTCCAAAAGAAAGCGGATACATGTGGTCCGGCGTGCCTGTCGCAACACTCCGGCTTTGATCGAATTCGAGAGCGTGCCGTCCAGGTACATGGATAAGATCATTGCTCAGCTCGGGTGGGATCCACGGCGCCGCACACTGGAGAATGGCATAGCCCGCTCCATAGAAAAGCACCCTGACGCACTTGATTTCTTTTCCTCACATCGCTTGCCTAACGGCGAATCGCTGCCCGACGGCGCGATCGAAGAGTACTGCACCAATGCCGACATTCTAAACACCATTTTCCAAATGGCTAACAGGCTCAAAGGTGCACGCCGCGCCAGTGGCGGTTCCATCACCGGCATGTGGGCCGAATTGGCCGAAGAACTCCAGACCCTGGACCGCACCCTGTTCCCACACACGCTACCTACTCATCCCGTGCGCCTGCGCGAGAAGCTGAACCGCTATCTTACGGAAGGACTTTCCTGCCTGGTACACAAAGGCTATGGCAACCGCAACACTGAAAAGCTGAGCGAAGAATCACGCCGCTGGCTGCTCGCCCGCTGGGCCAATATGATCGAGAAGGCCACATCTCCGGAGCATCTCATGGAACTTTATAACCAACAGGCTGAACAACGTGGCTGGAAGCAGCTTCAAAGCGTATCCACCGTGCGCAACTTCCTGTTTGATCCCGAAGTGAAACACCTGTGGTGGGGAGTTCGTTACGGCCACATTGATGCCAAGAACAAATTTGCGATGCAGCACTCCACCCGACTGCCCTCCATGCGTGACAGCCTGTGGTATTCAGATGGAACAAAACTGAATTATTTCTACCTGAACAATGAAGGCAAGATCGAGACCTGCATGGTGTATGAAGTTATGGACTCTTATAGTGAAGTGCTCTTGGGATATCACATCAGCAAGAGTGAAGATTATCAGGCACAATATGCCGCTTATAAAATGGCCTTGCAGTTTTCAGGCCATAAGCCTTACCAGGTGACTTACGACAACCAGGGAGGCCATAAGAAACTCGAGAATGGAAATTTCCTGAATAAGATTGCCCATCTGGCTATCAAGACTCAGCCTTACAACGGGAAATCCAAGACCATTGAGAATGCTTTCTCCAGGTACCAGTCACAGTATCTCAAGCGCGACTGGTTCTTCACGGGTCAGAACATCACGGCCAAGAAACTGGAAAGCCGTGCCAACCGTGAATTCATCCTCTCCAACAAAAACAATCTACCTACACTTGACCAGGTGAAGAAAATCTATGCCGAGCGCCGCACGGAATGGAACCAGGGAACACATTCAGCTACAGGCAAGCCCAGGATAGAGATGTACAAGACAAGCCACAATCCGCAAGCTGTGAAGATCAACATGTGGGATATGGTGGAGATCTTCTGGATCACCAGGCTGGGACCTATTATGATGTCGGCTTACGGGCTGAGCTTTACAGAGAAGAAGGTGCGCCATGATTATATGGTTTACCGCGACGGGGTGCCTGACGTGGAATGGCTGCGTAAGAATATCGATAAGAAGTTTCATGTAAAATACGACCCGGACGACATGTCGCTGGTGATGCTATACGACCAGGACGGATCCGGCAGGCTGCGCTTTGTCACGGAGGCAACGGTAAAAGTTACCGTTGCTCGTGGCAAGCAGGAACAGACCGGTGATGAAGCCTCCTTCATTACCCAGGTGAATCACATCAACAAAGTAGAGATCATCAAGAGCAAAGATAAGATCGAGGAGATCATGCGCGAGTTCAAGATGCACCCGGAGGATTACGGACTGGTAGCAGCCAGCGTTCCGGGCATCGGCAAGCAAAAGTCAAAGACCATCGGCAAGGTGTATAAAGCCATCAGCAACGCGGTACCGGTGGATGACAATGAGGAAATCGACATCTATAAACTAATGTAATATAGCTAACTATGGAAACAGCAGAAACTACTAAGGGATTAATCACTGAGCATTTGACCGCATTTGTTGAGCGGATGGGGTCGCAGAATAAGGCCGCTACTGCCTTGAAGATTTCAAACGGAACGGTGAGCCAGATCATGAACCGCAACTGGGATTTGATTTCAGAGGAAATGTGGAGAGGAATCGCCGCACACCTGCGCCTGAATAAGAAGGAATGGGCCAGCGTTGAGACCAGGGATTATAAGATGCTTACCCAGCTATTGACCGATGCCCAGGATAACAGCAACGTGTTTGCCATCACGGGCGAAGCCGGTACCGGAAAGAGCCATACAATCAGGCTATATACCGAATCGCATAAAAGAGTTTATGCCATCCAGTGCGCTGACTTTTGGAACCGCAAGATATTTCTTCAGGAGCTGCTCTCCTCGATGGGCCGGGATCACTCCGGGCTGAACGTGAACGACATGATGAATGAAGTGGTAAGGACTTTGAAGTCTCAGGACCGTCCGCTGATCATCCTGGATGAAGCTGACAAGCTGGTCGATCCGGTGATGTATTTCTTTATCACCCTATACAACAGGCTGGAAGATCATTGCGGCATCATCCTGATCGCTACAGATCACCTGGCAAAGCGGATCATGGCAGGCTTGCGCAAGAACCGCAAAGGCTACAAGGAGATCTATTCCAGGATCGCCCGTCGCTTCATCGAAATGACAGGGCCATCTACCAGCGATATCATGGCCATCTGCATGGCTAACGGCATTCAGGATCAGCAGCAGATCCGCAAGGTGATGGAAGACTCCGACAGCGATCTGCGCCGTGTGAACCGTAAGATACACTCATTGTTAGCACAAGCTAATTAATCTATGAATCAGAACCGGGTAATTTCTATGAGCAACTTCTTAAATATGGGCTTCAAAGGTCTTCCTCTCCAGGATGAATGGAAGGCAGCCTTTGGATGCCCGCATTTAACCGGTGCCTGGATTATTTGGGGAAGTCCTGGTAATGGGAAGACACGTTTCGCGGTGCAGTTGGGCAAGCACCTGTCATCATTTGGCAGGGTAGCTTACAACAGCCTGGAGGAAGGCCGCAGCCTGAGCCTTCAGTCAGCATTTAAAAGCGAGAACATGCAGGAGTGCAGTGGCAGAATGATCATCCTGGATAAGGTACGTATGCCCGAGCTGATGGAGATGCTCGATAAGCGCCGGTCGCCTGACATCGTGATTATCGACTCGATCCAGTACATGGGATTGACCTACGCGCAATATACCCGCATGATCGAGCGGCACCGCAATAAACTGTTTATTCTCATCAGCCATGCAGACGGAAAACGTCCTGAAGGCCGTATCGCCAAGAGCATCCACTTCGATGCCTTTATTAAGGTATGGGTGGAAGGCTTCAGGGCATTTCCCGTGAGCAGGTATGGTGGCGGGGCACCATATACAATCTGGCCGGAAGGGTCTGAAAAATACTGGAAAGGAGCAAAACCACTATGACAATTGTAGAACAACTAAAACACATGCACCAGGACGTGACTGACCAGGTCAGTTATAAAACTGGGTTGACCCATGAAAATGTCATGGAAATCATTTTTAATACCGGCGTGCAGTATATCGAAAGGCTTGCCGGTAATCAGCTTGCCGATACCTTCCTGAAGGAACCCTTATTCTGGGCCTGGTGGCAGCAGCAATGGAGCATGATGGACCAGCTCTTTCTTGTTAAGATGAAAGGCCAGCATGACAAAGATGATATTCAGGCCATATATATCAAGTTCCACGAGGATATCGATGTATATCCTGACCCTGTGATCTGGGACCAGATCCACGAATCCTATCAGAAGATGAGTCAAGATGTTATTACTAAAACCCGAAGCCATGCCCAACATATTTGAACGTCTCGGAGATAAGCAGTACCGTAGCAGGTACGTGGCTATTTGCAGATCATGTAAGGGAAGTGGGGAATCGGAATTTCCACTGTGTCATATACCCTGCACCACATGCAAGGGTAGCGGACGGGTGCAGATCGTAAAGGAAATTAAAGTAACTGTAGAACCTTATAATAATTGAAATCATGAGTGAAGAAAAAATCAATGACCTGTCGACCGAGGAGCTGGAGAGGCTTTTGGCCAAGCGGAAACAGGAACAGAAAGAACAGGCCCGCCTGGCCCGGGAAACATATGAGGCCCACCGCGACACCCTGGTTGTGGATATGATCATTAAGGCCAATAAGCTCCATCACGAGATGGTCGCGTTCAAAAATGAGGCCGTCGCCAAGCTGGAAGAGTTCCGCAAAGTAGCCCAGGAATATGGTGAAATCCGGAGCAATTCAAAGGGAGGCTTTTCGCTTCGCAGCAGTGATCAGCAGCTTATGGTAAGCTATGACCGCAATACCAAGAGCGAGTATGATGAACGCGCCGACCTGGCCGAGCAGCTCCTGAGAGAGTTTTTGGCAGACAAGGTGAAAAAGAGAGACAAGAAAGCATACCAGACCATCATGGCGCTGATCACCCGCAACTCAAAGACCGGACAGTTCAACCCGGTCTCGATCAACAGCCTGCTGAGCGTGGAAGATAATTATGATGATGAGCGCTGGGTAAAGGCCATGAAGCTGTTCAAGGAAAGCTACAACAACATCTTCATCAGTATGTCGGTAAGCTTTTACAAGAAGGATGGTCAGGATAAGGATCAGTTGATCCCTTTGACGTTTGCAAGTTTATAACGTTCTTTCAAATTATACCGTGAGTTGTGTTGGCGCGAAGTAATGTAGCTTCGGAGGTCCTCGGTAGGTTTACATGAAGAAGATTACTCCTGCAAAAGTCAACATGGTTCTCCCTATTAATCTAATTGGATGGGATCCCGGCTGAGGGCTGGGGAATGAGGGTTCGAGTCCCCCATAGGGAGCAAGACTAAAAACACAAAGGGTTATGACAAATCACACACACTTAAGACATCCTCAAGGCCGGGAGCGCAGAGAAACAATTGTACCGCCAGGATTGCAAATCTCCAATGATCTTCTTGACATTGACATAGTCACACAGGCTGTGAGCTATGAGTACAAACTTACAAATGGCCAGATTTACGAAAAAAACAGGAAAAGGGAAATTGTGGATGCCCGAAACATGGCATTATATTTCCTGACCATAGATAAGTCCAAAAGCCTGAATGAAATCGGAGCACAATATGGGAAAGACCATTGTACAGTGCTTAATGCAAGAAGTGTTATAGAAGGATTTTTTAAAATATATCCTGAAGTATCTGAAAAGATATTCAAAGTTGTCGAGACCATTGAGTGGCTAAACCAATTACAAATCGAAATTGAAATGAGTGAAATACCTACATCAAGGATCAGGTACATGTATTTCCTGCTTGATCAGCTTGGCATTCGCTGGATGAAAGAAGACCTGGTCATGGATGCCAGCTCCGGAAGAACCTCAAGTGTACGTGATCTGATAAAGCTTGAAATGGATGGGCTTATCAAACACCTGGAGCAAAAGCTGAAAGATGCTCAGGAACAGGGCCTAAAGAATCAAAGTATGGTCAGGATGGACCGCATGCGTAAACGCATCCTAAGCATCTGCTATACCCTGGGATGGACTACTATAGATCCGGAGAAGAACCGGCATGTTGTGGATCAGGAACGACTGGGAACCTGGCTTTATAAATACAGCTACCTGCATAAGGAGCTGAACGATTATACTTATCTGGAGCTGCCCACGCTGGTCACCCAGTTTGAAAAGCTTTTAAAGAGCACTTTATCGACCTATAAACAGCATTAAAATGAGAACCTTCCTCATGACAAGCTCAGCATTTAAAGGAGAGATCAGACTCGTTTATAACGACCTTGAAATGCTTACCAATTGCGACCTCACCCAGGCGCAACTTACCCTGCAACAGCATACTTGGTTTTTGAAGAGGCTACCGACCGGGTTGGAGGATTTAAAATTGCTGATCACCAATAGCACCGCCAAGCTTAATGAGGTGAACCAGGAGATCACCTTCGATACGTTCTGGAAACGCTATAATGACAGGGACCGGTCGTCAAAGAAGAAGTCGGAAAAGATATGGAACCGTTTGTCGCAAGCTGACCAGGTGAAGGCCTATGTCTACATCTCCACCTATGAAGCGAACCGACCCAAAGGGACTGAAAAGAAGTATGCTGAGACCTATCTGAATGCCGAGCAGTGGAACAACTAAACTACATAACTATGCCGAAAAAAGGAAGACACCAGGATTCGATTGTTAAGCGCAACATCGCGCTGGTCACCCGCTACTATTACTGGAGTGAGATCTGGCAGCGCAAGCACGAGCGCGTGCTCGAGACCCTTGAAAATGAGGAGTTCTTTATTCGCACCGCCACCATCGATGTTATCATCAGAAATGATGATGATGTTTATACCAAACTGGCCAAAGAGAAGCCTACGATTAAGGACCTTCAGGCCAGGTTCCCCGCATTCCATTTCGAAGATAACCCACACTCGTGGAAGAAATGCTAAAGCACCATGCCTGATTTATTTGGAACAGATATCCCTGTCAACGATAAGCCATCCAGTAAGGAAACTATACTGGGGCGGTGGACAAAATTTCATAACTACAGGAAGGCGGAACGTGGAAGTGGTGAGCGATGCGGCTTATGCAGGCATTGTGTAGTGAAGGGATATGGCAAAGGTGCCAGATACTGGAAATGTAAGTATATCGGCACGTCAAACTGTGTTAACACAGACATCAGGTACAATCATGTTTGTAATTTATTCCAACCCTAAAATAGTTAATTTATGAAAATCGAAAAACAAACAGCAAAAAGGCTTTTTAATGAAGTCCCAGGATGGTTTCAGAAAGAGCTTGTGAATGCATTTGGCGTTGAGTCATTTGTAGAGTTCAAACACACAGACATCAAGTCATTCGATGATGCATGTATCCATCTTGGAATAAGCCCTGATGTTCCATTATTTGGTGCTACAGATGATGACCATGTCGTTGCGTATAAAAAACTGGTAATTATTGCCAGGGCAATAAACAACGGATGGGCGCCGAACTGGGATGATACAGAACAGAAGAAATGGTGGCCATGGTTTCGTTTGTCCTCCGGGTTCGGGTTCGGTCTTTCGCTTTGCTACTTTATGGGTACGGCTACGTTTGTCGGTTCGCGCCTTTGCTTTAAAACAAAAGAACAGTCAGATTACTGCGCTACTCAGTTCATTGATTTATACAAACAATTTTTATTATGACAACAAAGAAAACAAAGAAAGATCAGTTCGATTACCGCACGATCAAAACATTCCAGGATGCCTGCACCACTCTTGGCATCGACCCTGAACATCTTCCCCACCTGGCAAAGGTGCCTGAAGAATTCCATAAGCCCATGCTGGCTTATTATAAACTCCTAATCATTTTTAGGGCTATCAATAATGGCTGGAGACCAGACTGGAGCAAGGTAAATCAGTACAAGTATTACCCATGGTATTGGGTTTTGTCCTCCGGGTTCGGGTTCGATTATTCGGGTTACTACTTTACGACTGCGCATTCGGCTGTCGGTTCGCGCCTTTGCACTGACACCAGCGAAAAAGCTATGTACATAGCCAAGCAGTTTGAGGCTGAGTACAAAGATTATTTTCTTTATTCGGAATAATTAATAAACAGGTTGTATGCTGAGTGAGCTGTCAGTTTTGTCCTCCAGGTTCAGGTTCGATAATTCGAATTACAACTATACGAATACGAATACGAATGTCAGTTCGCACCTATGCGAAAAAGATTGCAGCGTAGACCTTGCCAGCTTGGCAAAAAATAACATTGTGATAGAGGGCGCTGGTACCTGTGGGGAACGTGACCTTTTGAATGCAAAGCCATGAAAAGAAAAAACAAATTATATCAACAGATTTGCAGCATTGATAACCTGATGCTGGCCGATCAGATAGCCAGGAAAGGAAAACTGAAACAACCGGGTGTGATCGAGCATGACCGAAACCGGGAGTGTAATCTTATGCAGTTGCATCAAAGCCTGGTTAACAAAGCCTACACCACATCAGCCTATACGACCTTCACAATTCATGAGCCCAAAGAAAGGCTTATTTTCAGGCTGCCTTATTTTCCGGACCGCATTGTTCATCATGCTGTCATGATTATCCTGGAACCTGTCTTCGTCTCAATGTTCACAGCGGATACTTATAGCTGTATCAAGCGCAGAGGCATTCACGCAGCGGCTAATGCGGTCAGGCGGGCATTGAAAGATGATCAGGGTACCCGATATTGTCTCAAGCTTGACATCAAGAAATTTTACCCGAGCGTGGATCACCAGGTACTGAAGGTGATGTTACGTCGTAAGATCAAGGATGATGATTTGTTCTGGCTGCTCGATGGCATCATCGACAGCGCTGAAGGTCTGCCAATCGGCAATTATCTAAGCCAGTACTTTGCAAACTTTTACCTTACCGGATTTGATCATTGGATAAAGGAAGAGCTGCGTGTCCGGCATTACTTCAGGTATGCGGATGACCTGGTGATTTTATCAGATTCTAAGCCATATCTGCACTGGCTGCTTGGTGAGATCAGGAGCTATCTAAAGGATCAATTACACCTTACCGTAAAGGAAAACTACCAAGTATTCCCAGTTGATGCCAGAGGTATTGATTTTGTCGGATATGTATTCTATCATTCGCACACCAGGCTAAGAAAAAGCATCAAGAAAAGTTTTGCCAGGGCAGTGTCCAGTGGCAAAAACAGGCAGAGCCTTGCATCTTATGCCGGATGGGCAAAGCATTGTAATTCCATTAATTTACTCAGAAAGCTAAATTATGAACCAGTTCAGCCAATTTAATATTGAAATCAAGAGGAAGGGATTTGAAGGTGACAAGATCAAGATGGCTAAGGTCCTGAATCGTGAAATCGTAGTGCATGATTTTAAACTGGAGGATAGCAAAGTATTTCCGGATAGGGGAACAGGCAAATGTTTACACATGCAAATATCATTAAATGATGTAAAGCATATTGTATTTTCCGGCGCCGTAGCATTAATAGAAGCTATTCAACAAATCCCCGAAGAGGATTTTCCTTTCAGTACCGTTATCATTGAGGAAAACGACAGGTTTAAGTTCACACAAAAAAAGAATTATATTTACTAACTAAAAATTTAATCCAATGGACACACAAACTAAAAGAAAAATTAACAAGATTACCTACAGCATCATTTTTGGCATTTTGCTGATATGGATTGTAGTAGGAGTAGCTACCTGTGGCGGTGGCGATGATAAGGAAAAGATAGTTAAATCTGAGGTTACAAATTCCAGGGGCTGGCAGATTGCCAAAAGTATGGTGAAAGATAAACTAAAAAGCCCATCGACTGCGGACTTTCCATATGCGGAAGATGGATATAAAATTGAAAAGGATTCCGTCATCATTATTCAAGGACATGTTGATAGTCAGAATAGCTTTGGCGCTATGATAAGAATGAATTTTGTAATAAAGATGCAATACACGGGTGGGGATTGGGCTGATCGACGAAACTGGCAGGAATTAGATTTCGTCAATTTGTGACGGAAAAACAAAAGACCCAGGTGATTAGCCTGGGTCTTTTCGTTTATACCATTTCGTTGACGTCACCAAAATGGTAGTTTACGATGGCGGTATCTCCGGTACCACTATGACCGATGCAGTAGCATGGCTGGCCGGGCTTGGCTGCTCGATATAAGTGAGCGTAGCCACATTCGTATGGCTTCCCAATTCATTTACCAACGCTGTGATATGCAGCGTTTTTGTTTGACCGGCAGTGACGGTACCAACGGTCCAAACACCACCAGCATAAAGCCCATCATCTGACACAAATGTAAACCCTGCCGGTAACACATCAGTTACCAGGGCACCTGTGCCGCTCTCAGTACCTATGTTTTCTACGGTCAAAGTAAAGATCACATTAGATCCAACCAGTGGAGTGAGATCATTAACACTCATGCCCATCACTAGGTGACTTTTATTAATATTTTCCCTGATAGTGATCGTCGGCACCGTAACGATATCATACTGCTTCATGGCGCTCTTATCCCTGGCACTGCAAGCGTAGATCATATTAAGCACCTTCAGCCCGTCAGAGCGCTTCTCAGTGCTTGTGCTTACCCTTGTGAGCCGGTTAAAGGTAAGTCCGTCGCTGAAGCCTTGCATCTTGGAGTGGATGGTGGTGACCATAGCCAGGGCATCCATGGCTTTGCCAAAGGTATCATAGGCATTGTCCTGGGTATTGCTATGGGTCTGGTTATAGATCCTGAAGGCGATCCTTACGTTAACCTGTACCGCACCGTTCTGCATGCGCTCACCTGCATCCACCCAGTCGATGTTCGGGAAATCCACAAACACTGCCGGGAATGGAAACGGGTAATTCTGTTCCGGGTTGTCGAGCTGTCCTGAGTCCAGGTCGATCCACTTCACTCCGGGAAGATCCTGCTTGATCTTCGCCCTGATTGATTCATATAATACGTCGATCATTGGAATACCTTATTAAGTTCACTGGTAATCATTGCGAGGGTTTTGCGGTCAAGCTCACCGGACTGGCCCATATATTTACGTTGCGGGATATTGATGTTCAGCGTTGACTGCTTGGTCAGTGCCAATCCTTTCCACATGCCCGCCTGACCTCCATTTGCAGAACGGTTCGACATGGCCCAGGCAAACTTGCGCATCTTGTCTGTCACCTTTGGATGTACGGTACCACCTTCATTGTGGATCCTGGCATAAGGGACCATGCCATCACCGGCCACGATGGTCACGCTGTTGGCTGTCAGGTTGGTTCTGCGTATGGAGCGCTTGAGTGCACCGCTGACAATCATCAGCGATCCACGCCCTGCATTCTTACGCGCTGGCCAAGCCTGTAGGCTCTCATCCATGAAACCTTTCTGGCGGAATGACTCTTTGAAATGCCGCTCAGCCAGGTTGCCCATCTTGGCGGGTATGTTCCTGAAGGCCGTGCGCACCTGGCCGATCTTCATCTTCTTATTCCAGTCCAGGTTATTTGCTGCCATAGCTCTTATAGATTAGTAGTCCACTCCGGTTGGGTACTTCCTGTTTCATACGCGACCAGGAAGAGATCCTGCGACCTTCTTCCATATCCACCAGGGTGGTGACCATCATGGTTTCATTCTTGTAATACCGGATGTAAATCTGCTTGTACGCGTTATTTTCAAGCGGAATCAGCCACACTTCATCCGGCTTATCGACAACCTCTCTCAGGTACATCCATAAAGCGTGGCGCTGCTCCTGAGGTGACACAAATGATCCGGATGTCTGTCCGATCACCGTCTCACGCTGGAGCCCAACAGGCCGCTGGGCATAGTCTTGGAACACCTTGAACTTCTTTCCATTAATATCAACGGCCACCTTGTCAAATGCTTTCAGTATCGACTCCTGGCTCATTTCGCTGATGACTATAGAGTGGTGCTTCAGCGTGGCCTTCAGGGAATCAGCCATCGGCAGGTTGATATCGTTAAAGGTCAGATCGTACAGGTCCTTAGTGGTAGCCTGCTCAAGCTGCTGTGCATAGATGCGGTTCAGGTCGAAGATCTCGCCGGTCTCAGCCGGGTTGCGGTCAAAGCCATACTTCTGCATTTGGTCCCATGCTTCACCCATCAATCCCTTGCCTTCGCTACCGGTGGTGATGCCAATGCCAGCGGCTTCATCACTGTCGATCTGCACCATTTCACAGCGACAATTAAAACCATTAGGCGGGTATATGGCCGACAGCTCCGGATCATTGATGCCGAATACCTTGCCATCCAGTACAGCATGCTCTTCTCTTACTTTGTCATCGCCTGCCGTCTGGTATTGCAGGTATGGGAACACGGCAGCTTCAGACAACTGGTTTAAGTACCTGGCTGAATTCTGCCCGGTGGCCACCGCCAGGTCATACTCAGTCCGGAGGTGATGAGTCTTGAACGTGCCGATGATATCCTTGGCCTTATCCTTAAACTCCTGTAAGCCGCTGCTCTGCCTGAGTGCATTGTTCAGCTCCACGATCTCGGCAGTATTCTTATTAAAACCGAAACGGTTCAGGTTGATCTCCATCATGCTATAGGCCAGGTTGTCCGCGCTTGCATAATCATGTGCTGTGGGGCCGAAACCTTTCAGCAATGCTTTGGCAAGCTGGTCGGTGTCCTGGAACATGGTGTCGGGATGATAAGGGATGTTCTCCTGGTCAAAAAGCTTCTTGACCAGATCATTATCAGCTTTGGAAAGTTTCACCGGGTCGGCTGCCTGGATTAGCCAATACTCCCTCACACTGTGGTGATCAGCGTGAGGGCTCGTCGGAGAAAAAGTCAACCAGTTTCTTGATCAGGCTATTTTTGACCGGATCGGTTGCAGTCTTTTCAGCCAGCTTCTTGATAACATCGGAGCTTTCCTTCTTCTCCTTCTTGATCTGCTCATAATTGTCAGGCTTAGGCACTCCGTAAGTTTCATAGAAGTACTCGTCACTAACCGGTACCTGCTTGGCAATATCGAGATCCATTTTCAGCCGGTCCTGCTTGGCTATATTTTCCTGTTCAGGATAAACAAACTTTCCATTACCAACAGGATAGCCGTGCTTGATCAATAGCGGCTTGAGCTTATTGTTAAGGACCTTCAGGATGAACTTGCGGTCATTCAGGTAGATGGCATCTTCTACATCCTTATGTACTTCGCCTAGGCTGCGGGCTCCCTTATCACCCTGGGTCATGGTCAGGGTCTGGCCAACGATGATGGTAGAGATCTCTTCGTTGCAAGCGTTACGCAGCTCCTTGTACACGGCATTGCTCCCTGCATTACCATAGTTCTGCGGTATCTCAATGTTTGTACCTTCCGGGATCACGCAGTAAGCAGCAGATCCCATTTCATCCAGGGCCTGCACCAGCTTCTGGCGTGCGACTTCATCATAGCCGTTATAAGTGCCTTTGCGGAACGGCATACCGAACAGCTCAGCAAACTGCGCCCAGTCGCCAAAGTTTCCGCGCTTGTAGATCACATACTGGCAAGCTGCCAGGATCTTGCCCAGGTTTTTGGGATTACCAACGGCCAAAGTCCAGTCGGTATGAGGCGGTTCCAGGTAACTAATGCCAGCCGTATCACCAGGGTTACGCACCACCAGGCCAAGCTCAGGCTTCACATGGCGACGATCAATCAGCGTTGGGGTGATTTTGTCAGGCAGGAAATCAAGGTTGATCAGGCTGTATCCCCAGAAGATGCTTTCCAGGATCTGCTCCTGGAGCGAGGCGAATTCTTCGGTATCGATCAGATCATTGATCAGATCAACATCTTTATCATTATCCACGAATTTAAGGTCCGTGGTGGTGATAGACATGATCCTTTTCGATATTGCTGAGCTGAGCCTGCCATCAAGCATAATATCCGTGTAAAGCTCATAGAGTAGCTTGCGGTTTGGGTTGATGATGCTTTCCGCTGCACGGATGGCATTGCGCCAGGTGTCGATATCTACAATAGATCTGTTGACCTGACGGATGTCGATCTGCTGGATTAATATGTTCGGGTTCTTCTTCCCGGCTTTTCTTTCTGCCATGATTCAAATGATATTTAAAGAGTCTTTAAAAGTGACTTACGCGCCTGGGATTCCCACCGCCCTGAATGTAAGTGATCGGATTAGATGAATCGACCAGGGGAAGGTCAGGGTTGATCTTCTGCGCCTGCACATTCTTGAGCCATTCAATCGCCAGCTTGTGGTTGTCGTCCACGATCTTGGTCATCATCTGAGGATTATGCAGGGAATAGATCTCATAGATCACCAGGTTCTTGAGCATCTTTAAAACCACAGGATCCCTGGTATCAGTTTCACCAGGACTGGCAAAGATGGCATCGGCATCATACCGGCTGGATAGATACCCTTTCATCTGGGTGATGCATTCAGAAATGATGATAGGCACGATAGTATCATCACCTTCGGTAATAGCTTCGATGATCTCCATGTGAGACCTGGTTTTTAATTCTGCTTCGGTTAAAAATGCCATGATTTATGTTGTTTGATAACATGCATACTTTTGAATGTCCAGGAAGGTCAGTTCCTTTCTCATAACTCCTTTACGTTTAAGGCTGTTGATGTCGTCGCGGCAAAATTCATAATAGCTGCCTTTTAACTTCATGCTATAGTACTTGCGCCTGTTGTGCATTTCGCTGGCCTGCCTGGCCCGGCGACAAGATGCTTTGAATTTAGGGTATTCCCACAGGAAGATGAAAGTGTTCTTCGCTTTACGCAGAGCCCTGCGTAATTTTCCTTTAAGCAATATCATAGGTAATGTCCTCATATTAATACTTTTTTTTGTTACGACCACGTTTACCCAGGTCAATACCTTTCGATGACAGGATCTTGCGGTCAAGTATCCATTTGCCACCTTCCACTGCATCAGGTCCATCATCATGTGCGCTCAGCGATGGTTCCAGTGCCAGGAACTGATCCTCCAGGCGCTTCATGTGAAGATCCTTTTTCTCGGCTATGTTAAACCAGAACGTGCCGTTGGAGTTGATAGGCTCCAGGGCCGCTTCGATCCTTGAGAACTTATCTCCCTTGGCCCGGTAATCCGGAGTGATAGAAAAGGCCCACCCGTTTTCCACGATCGTTTTCTGCACCTGTTCCATGATGGTATCCTGGGTGGCATTGGCCTCAATATACAGGTACAGTGGGACCCGGTCGTTGACATAATCAAACATAGCCTTGTACCAGCTTCCCATGGTGGCCGTGGTGGTTTGCTCCACAAAGGCTTTCAATACATGATATTCATTGCGTACCTTGCCTATCAGGATCACAGCCTTATAATCGTTCTTTCTGGTGCTCTTAAAGCTGGGGTCTCCATAAGCTACCAGGAAACGATAGTTTTCTATCGGGTCCATCTTCTTATATTGAATTTCCTTGAAGACAGTCCCTTCAGTGATCGGGTTGTTATAATACTCCTGCTGAGCCGAAGTATAAGAGATCTTGCTCAGGATATAATCGATATCAGCCTCGCTGTTCTTCTGTGGCCAGTTTGACTTACCATTCTTATCCCGGATGTTTATCAGCTCGAAGTAGTCAGCAACCCGGGAAGCTTTAACGATTACACTTTCCTTAGAAATGATGTTGCCGCAAAAGATGATCAGCTTATTACCAGCCACGCTCATGGCAGGGATCAGGGCACGCTCGATCCACTTCCAGGTATCTTCGATCCGCTTCTGGTTGCGGCCCTTTTCATCAGTATCGATATCATCGATAACAATGATGTCGGGCCTGGCTTCCTCGTTACGGGTACCACGGGGTGATTGTCCTGATCCCAGGGCACGGAAGGCGGCTCCGTTGCGGGTGATAAACTTACCCATCTCCCAAGATCTGAATCCCTTCTGCATACCATAGTCGTTCAAGATCCTCGGGTTGGACTCCAGAGCAATCATGTAAGGCATCAAAAGCTCACAGGCATTATCATAGCTGTGCGATACCAGCAGCATGTTGCGTAACTTGCCGGTAAGCATCAGCTTAGTTACTTCCATCATGGTGCGGGTACTCTTGGCCAGTTCCCTGGACCACGCACGGACCTCATACCAGCGTTTGTAATTTTTGAAGATACGCTTTGAAGCGCGTTTCTGAAAGTCAGCAGGTTCAGAGGTATAGAACTTTTTGAAATAGTAGGCGAACCAGCTTTCCGGATCTGCTTCCAGTTTTTCAATCCTGTCCTTCTTATCCTTGGCGGATTCACCAATGGGAGCCGGGGTGTCCCGGATCATGCTCTCTCGGAACTTCTCCCAACGTGCAAGCGTATTTTTATCCTGGAGACTCATTAGAAACGGCTTAAACGATCTTTAATAAACCCGTCGTAGTATTCACTGACCTTCTGGGCCAGCTCAAAATCAACCGGACGGAGCCAGTCCAAAAACAAGATCCCGGAGTCGACAATGGATGACAGCCCGGTTTCCGTTTCAAGGCTCCTGGCAGTAGATGCCAGCTTGCTCAGGATATCGGCCTCCATGCTGGTGGCAAAGCGCTGTCCCTCCGGACGAGACGTGATTTTGTCATTAAGGGCATTGATCTGCATGTAGATCCTGCGCAGCTCCTGCTCCTTGGTCACCGTATACGATGCCCTGAGTACCTCCCAGTCTCCCTTTCTGACCCATGAGCCAAGAGTTTTTTCAGTCACGCTGATCTTCTCAGCGATCTCCTTCTGAGTCATGGTGGTCTTCAGGTAGAGCAGTTTGGCATAATCCTGCTTCTGTTTGATCGATAAGCCCATTGTGTAAATTTTGACAAACTTACAAAGTTTTACAGGCTAAGACATTAAGCGCTTATTATTATATATATAATTTAAGTAATGACATCTACTATACTGTATATCATTAATATAATATTTTTTTTGAAGATTGTTATATGCTAAGTTTGCATCCTCAACGATTGAAATTGATGGCTTTTAAACTTGACATCAGGAGCGTAAAGGATCCGAAAGTGGCGGACATATACCTGTATGGTGATATCTCCTCCTGGGGAGAGGTACAGCCTGCCAATATATCCAAGCAATTCGCCGAACTGGAGAAGAAATACTCTAAGTGCGTGCTTCACATTAATTCCAATGGTGGCCAGATCACCGAAGGGATCGCCATTCACTCGGTCCTTTGCAACACGACGATGGAGCTGGAGATCATTGTCGATGGTATAGCTGCTTCGATGGCTGCTATCCTGGTACAGGTACCTAAAGCCAAGCGGCTCATGAGCAAGTATTCAAAGATGATGATGCACGTCCCCAGCGGATATGCTTCAGGCACATCAGAGGATATGCGCCAGTATGCCCAGATGATGGACGACTTTGAAGTGACACTTCGCGAAATCGTGTCAGATCGCACCGGCCTGGATGACGAAGCTGTCAAAGCCAAATGGTTTGATGGCAAGGATCACTGGCTTACTCCCCAGCAGGCCCTGGATGCAAAACTGATTGACCAGATTGTTGACGGTATGGTTAAATCAGAGCCCAAGAACCTCACGGAGCCTATAGCAATTTTCAATTTTTACGAAGAGCAAATTTCAAATTATAATCATACGGACATGGATTTTACAAAGTTACTTGCAAAGCTTGGACTGGCTGCCACAAGCACCGAAGACCAGGCACTGGAATTCGTAAGCAACGTGGTTGCCGAGAATGCCAATCTGAAAACCGAGGTGTCGAACCTCAAAACTGAAACCGTCAATCTTAAAGCCCAGGCTAAACAGGCCCTTGAGCTTGAGATCAAGAACTTACTCGATGCAGCTATCACTTCAAAGAAGATCACCGAAGATCAGCGCGCTGCTTACAATGCCCTCTTTGAAAAGGATTACGAAAATACCAGGGCCGTGCTTGACAGCCTGAAGGCTTACCAGCCGTTGACCAAGGTCCCCGGCGTTGATGATGCTGTTGAAGGTATTCCGGAAGCCCGGAAAGACTGGAGCTTCACCGACTGGCAGCGCCAGGATGGCAAGGGCCTTGAAAAGCTAAAAGCATCCAACCCGGAGGCGTACAAAATCCTGTACAAGAATTCATTTGGTTCAGAACCCAAATAAGATATCGATGAAAAAGTTTCTCATATTTGCGGTAATGATGACCGGGATGGTCATCGCCGCGCAGAGCCAGGCACAGACACTTCAATACCCGTTTGGTGCCGCAGAATACCAGAGTGTCACTGCCACCAACGATAGCGTACAGTTCACTGTATCCAACCGGGTGAGCTGGGTATACAGCTCCATTGACTCCACGACTGTGGTGAAAGCTACTGTGGCAAGTCATATCACCAATGGTGCCATTCTTTATGTAGAACTGGCCGCTGATGGTACCAACCGAACCGTTACGTTCAGTGGGTTAACGGGGCCATCCACAACCTTCACGGCATCAAAGACCAGGATACTCACTTTTGTATATCGAGGGGGGTATAAATTAGTTTCTTCAGCGCAAATCAATTAAACATAACCATGAAAAATTTCATCACAAAATCTCTTTTCCTCCTGGTGGTGACCATGCTCATCGCCAGTGCAACCGGTTTCACAGCATTTGCCGTTGGAGGTGCAATAGGAGCCGCTTCATTATTCCCCAGACCTAAAGGTGTAGCCATGATGGCTCTTGATGTCGAGATCTGGAAACCCTGGATCCTGGATACACTATTTAAGGATAATCAATTTTTGAACTTCGCCCGCAACGCAGATGAATATGTGTTAATGGGGAAAGTCGTTCATATCCCAAATGCCGGGTCTGCATCAGGCACATCGCGAAACAGAACCTCTTTACCCGCAACGGTGACCCAGAGAACTGATGTCGATGTGACTTACGCACTGGATGAATTCACTACTGATCCCAGGTTAATCTCGCATGCTGAAAAGATTTTGTCATACGACAAAATGAGCTCCGCGATGGGCCAGGATATGGGTGCCATAACAGAGCTCGTTGCAGAATGGGTATTATACGCATGGGCACCTGGTGCCACAGAATCGACCTCTTATGTGAGGACTACAGGAGCCAACGCTACCGCACATGTGACTGGAGCCACCGGAAATAGAAAAGTAGTAGTGCTGGCTGACATTAAAAGTTTGATGACTAAGTTCAATAAATGGAACATCCCGAAGAATGACAGGTATCTAATGTTGGATTCAGACATGTACCAGCAGCTTACGGATGCTATGGATGCGACCGCTTACAAAGATTTCAGCCAATACTTTGATGCAAAAACCGGTGTTGTTGGGAAATTGTATGGATTTCAAATCATCGAAAGATCAACGGTGCTATCATACACCAATGCGGCAACTCCGGTACTCAGACTTCCGGGAGCGGCTGACCTGACTACGGCTAATGGAGCTGGACTTGCATGGCAGAAAGATTACATAGAGCGTGCCATAGGCACTACAAACATCTTTGAAGATCTTAATAACCCAACCTACTATGGAGATATCTACTCACTGCTTGTCAATGCAGGGGGAAGATTTATCGAAAATGGTGGTAAAGGTGTGGCAGCTTTAATTCAGACCACCCCATAACTTGTAAACCCTTTTAGTTTTTTGTCATAGTTATATTGCGAAATGCCGCCAGTTAAGCGGCGGCATTTCTTCACCGCGGAATAGAGCAGTGGTAGCTCGTCAGGTTCATACCCTGGAGGTCGTGGGTTCGAGTCCCGCTTCCGCAACAAAGATTTTCCAATGAGTGATTTTGAAATCTGGGTATACCGAAGCCTTGCCATAATCCTGATTACGATCGTCGGCTATGGGATCAAGCAATTGATAAGTAAAATTGATGAGCTTATTCAGGCGATTCAAAAGCTGGCTTTAAAAGAAATAGAACACGAAAAGGAGATCGAGTTCATTAATGACCGGCTTAGAAGTGGCGATACGAGATTCACTGATCATTCTACTCGAATAAGAAGACTTGAAAATAAAAATGGCTGATTTTAATTACGCATACGAGAACACAATGACTGCCGAGGGTGGCTACAGTAATGTGGCTGCCGACCGTGGTGGTGAGACGTATATGGGTATCAGCCGGAAGAACTTCCCTGACTGGGGCGGCTGGGCAATCATCGACAATTATAAAGGCAATGTACATCAGAAGTCTTTTAGCGATATGCTTTCCGATAATGTGCAGCTTCAGAAAATGGTACGGGCTTTTTACAAAGAGAACTTCTGGCATGCACAGTTTGACCGCCTTGACCAGGATGTGGCCAATGAGATATTTGACACCGGTGTGAACCAGGGCCTGGGCACAGCCATAAAGTACTTCCAGTATTCACTCAATGCCTTAAACCGCAATCAAAAGGATTATCCCAATTTATCAGTTGATGGTGGCATCGGACCGCTGACTCTGTCAAATTATGACTCCCTGATCGCAACAGCTAAGTATCCTGCAAGGAGTTATAATAAAGTAGTTAAAGCATTACTTAAACTGATGAACTACTTTCAGATGAGGCGCTATATGGATCTGGTTCAAAAGGATGAGAACCAGGAGACTTTTTTATTTGGATGGACGGAAAGGGTAATATGATGATCATGATCTTAAAATATTGGAAAACAATTATGCTGATCATCCTTATGGTGGTGATCTTCTATTTGGGTAGGTCATGGCTGCACTCTCGCAGGGATAACGTGCGCCTGGGACAGAACCAGGAGACCCTGCTTAGCCAGGTGCAGTACTTCAAGCTAAAGGATTCCTCCAACGTAGCATCTTTAGGCGCGCTTAGCTTATCAGTAACGGAATTCAAGCACGCATCTACAAAACAAATACAGGAGTTGCAGGGCATGATCCAGGAGATGAACCTGAAGGTACGAAATATTAAGAGCGTATCCTCAGCATCAACCGTCACGATGAACGATATCAATACCTTCTTCAAAGATTCTCTACTAATCAACCAAGTGCCTATCCATTACCTTGACACGACCACGCCTTTTTATGACATTAAGATAAGGCATTACATAAACACTGACAGTGTGGCCATCAAGATCGTTTACCGCGATAAGATGACCCAGATCGTATACCTGGAGAAACGCGGCATGAAATTCTGGACTGCTGAGTTCTGGAGCAAACGAAAGGCTCACCAGGTAATCAATTTTGCCAATCCGGATACTCAGATCCAGTATCCACTATACATTGAGATAACAAAAAACAATAAAAAATAATCGGATGAACGACGTCACATTCACCAAGAGCAACGGTAACCTGGCGAGGGTACTAACCGGAGAAGATCACATCTCCGGGATCATGTACCTGACACCCAACGGCACCGCATTACCTGCCGGTTTTGGAACCAGTGAGATCAAGGTAATTACCGACATCTATGATGCCGAAGCGCAAGGAATCACTGCATCAGCAGCGGCCTACAAGGTGCTGCACTATCACATTGGCGAGTTCTTCCGGATCAATCCCTCTGCTACGCTTTACGTTCAGATCATTGCTGAACCTGCTGTGGGTGCTCCTGACTTTGAAGAGATCAAGGAACTCCAGGCATTTGCCGGTGGCAAGATTCGCCAGGTAGGTGTATTTTGTGACAATGCTTTTGCCACCAGCCAGGTGACCCTGCTCCAGGGAGTCGCTGATGATCTGGAGGATGATCACATGCCGCTGAGCATTCTGCTCGTCGCGGACTTTCATGCTGTCAGTGATCTGAGTGCGCTTAGCGATCTGCGTGCCCTGGCCGCTCCCAATGTGAGCGTGATCCTGGGTCAGGATGGAGCTGGCGCTGGCAAGGTGTTGTTTGATGCCTTAGATATCACCATCGGATGTCTGGGTGCAGCACTGGGTGCTTTATCCCTGGCAGCCGTATCAGAATCCATAGCCTGGGTAAAGAAGTTTAACATGGTATCAGGCACCGAGCTTGATAGCCCGGCGCTGGGTGAAGGAACCCTGGTGAAGGATCTTACCACAACCGTGCTTACTGCCATCGGGGTGAAGGGATATGTCTTCCTGCGCAAATTTGTGGGCCTGACCGGTAGTTATTTCAACGACAACCACACCTGCGCCCTGGTCACCAGCGACTATGCTTATATTGATAATGTCAGGACCATCGACAAAGCGATCCGCGGGATCCGCACGTTTATTCTCCCTGAGCTTAATGGCAAGCTGCGTATTGATGCAACTGCCGGTACCCTGGCCATCGACACGATAAAGTACTTTGAAGCGTTGGCCAAGCGACCGCTGGCCCAGATGCAGAGCGAAGGCGACCTGAGCGGGTATGATGTTTACATCGATCCGGAGCAGGATGTGCTTTCAAACAGCAACCTGGACATTCAGGTTGACCTGGTGCCGTTTGGCACCGCACGCAGCATCAGCGTCACCGTTGGATTCACCACCTCTGTCTAATCTTAATCAATCATAAAAATGGCTGAAACAGTATTAATAAACGGGACCGCTTACGGCTGGGCTGACATAACAGTCAACGTGCTGGGCACCCCGGTAGCTGGGATCGATGCGATCAAATACTCCGACGAACAGGAGATCCAAGATAACTACGGCGCTGGAAAGCTGCCGGTCTCGCGTGGCTACGGTCAGATCAAGGCCGAAGGATCCGTCACGCTGCATGCCGAGGAAGTGGTAGCGTTGCAAGCTGCCGCCCCTGGTAAAAGGCTCCAGGCCATTCCGCCGTTCGATATCATCGTGGCCTACATGCCCGAGGGTGGAGCGGTAACCACTGACACACTGAAGAATTGTCAGTTCAAGAAAAATGCCCGTGACGCAAAGAAGGGTGACAAGAGTCTAAGCATCGAGCTGGATCTGATCATCTCTCATATAGAGTGGGCTTCATAAATCTTAATCAATCTATACTATGGCAAAAGAAGAAATTGAAAAGGTGGTGGTGGATCCGGACGTGGATCTGATCAACGAGGTAGCCAAGCGGCATAAGCAGGAGAAGGTCTACATGATCAGGATCCCGCTCAATGATGAAGCCACTGAGCATGCGGTCGGATATATCAAGAAACCCACCCGGCAGATCCTGGGTGCAGCCATGAGCGAGATGAGCAAAAATCCGTTGAAGGCAAATGAGATCATCCTGCGCTCATGTTGGCTGGAAGGCGACAAGAGCATCCTCGATGATGATGATCTGTTCCTGGCAGCCGGTGCGTTAATCCAGGAAATCATCAAGATCCGGACTGGCGAGGTAAAAAAAAATTAGATGACTACCCGGTCGATCCAAATGACGGGAAAGATGATATAAGAAAGATAAGTGCTTTGCTAAGGTACTATTTCAATGTGGACCCAGACCAGCTCGATGATGACCAATTTACAAAAATGTGGCAAGAGTTAGTCTGGGTTCGCAAGCTTATAAAGGAAGAAAATGAGTGAACAGGTTCAATACATAGCAGTTCTTAAGGAGGATCAGTTTGTTTCCGGGCTGAATAAGATTGCCGGTACAGGCACATCAACCTGGGCAAAGCTGAACAGCATGCAGGATAAATTCCAGGCAGAGACCAATGAGAGTGCTACCGGTATGGACCGGATGAACTCCAAGATGAAAGGTCTCAACAGCTCAGGTAGCATACTCAGTTCAACCTTCAGTGCCCTGTTCGCAGGCTTCTCCATCTTCACTTTATTTCAGCAAGGAAAACAATCACTCCAGGAATATGACAACCAGGCCAAGGCCAATGCACAGACCATGGCCGTACTGGCTTCTACCAACAATGTGGCTGGCAAGTCCTTGGAAGGATTGCAAAAACAAGCCAGTGATTTGATGGGTGTCACCCTCTTTGGGGATGATCAAATTCAGGGAGCACAGAACCTTATGCTGACCTTCACCAAAGTGAGGGGTGAGGTCTACGATCGGTCTATCCCGGCCATCCTTGATATGGCACAGGCCATGGGAGGAGGTCCGGAAGGTTTGAAGAGTGCATCAATACAGGTAGGGAAAGCTCTTAATGATCCCATAAGAGGGATGCAGGCATTGTCCAGGGTAGGTGTGACATTTGATGACTCACAAAGATCAATGATCGAATCTCTGGTCAAAGCTGGCAGGGTTGAAGAAGCCCAGGCATTGATCCTGAAAGAGCTTGAGACTGAGTTTGGTGGATCGGCACGCGCTGCCCTCCTGGCAGCCAACCCGCTCGAAAGGCTAAAGAACCGCTTTGGTGAGATTAAAGAATCTATCGGTGGCCTGATCAGCAATGGACTGGAACGGCTCATGCCTATGTTTACAGGCTTTGCCACGCTGCTTGAGAAAACCGCGGGCTGGATAGGTGAGCATTCCAAATTGGTAGGCTTTTTAGTTGCTTACCTTGGATCATTCGTCGGTGCTATTCTCTTAGTTGTCGGAGCGGTCAAGATATGGACCGGTGTACAATGGCTTTTAAACCTGGCCATGACCGCCAATCCAATCGGTGCCATCATCGTAGCAGTCATTGCATTGGTTGGAATAGTGGTGTACCTATGGAATACTTTCGAGGGATTTAGGGGCTTTTTGTTGGGACTATGGGAAAGCTTCAAGGCTGTGTTCATGAACCTGAAGGAACTGGCCATGAATGTGCTTGGTGGTATTGGTGATCTGTTAATCGGCATCTTCACATTTGACCAGGATAAAATATCTGCCGGACTGGATAAGCTCAAAAGCGGGTTTGTTGACTATGGCAAGAAGGTTGGCGAGAGCTTCGCCACGGGTTACAATGAAGGCGTGGACCAGGTAGCCGGTGATGAAACTTCACCAGGTGTAAAAGGTATCTATGCCGGGGGTGGTGGCAATCCTGATGTACCCGGTGGCGATGGAGACGGCACAGCTGCTGCCATCGGATCATTCTCCGGGACTGAAAATAAAAAAAACATCAACATTACCATCCACAGCTTGATTGAAAAACTGGAATTCAATGCTACCAATGTTCAGAGTGGGTTGGAGGATATGAAGGAAGAAGTACAAAGAGTTCTTCTCTCCGCAGTCAATAATGCTAATATGATCGCCGGATGAGCAAGTACCAACTCATAGCGGGCAGCTTTGGACTGGCAACGTTGAAGCCTTACCTGTACAAGGGTGGCCAGATGCTTGCAACTGACGGCGGTGATTACCCGCTTCAGCAGGCTGAGTTTGCCAAGAGCGATTTGTCGAGCTGGATGGGCACACCAGTCTTTGGCGAAGTGGTCCTTCAGGATCAGGCCAAGGAAATCACTATTACCCTGGATACGGTCCTGGTGGAGATCAACCAGTCAAAGAATATTGTGCGTACTGAAGTGGCGGGCAAGCCAGGAACAGTGAAAGAGTTCATATCCATGGGCGATTATTACATTGTCCTTAAAGGTGGTTTCTTTTCACGGGATCCGGAGCAGTTTCCTTCTGACCAGGTCAATCAGTTGATCAAGATACTGAACAAAGAAGAAGCGCTGTACATATCCTGTGACTTCGTGCAACTGTTCAACGTGTACAATATTGCCGTGGCTTCTTACAACATGGGCCAGCGTGTTGGCAATATGAGCTCACAGTTATTCGAAATAAGAGGATACAGTGATGAACCTATAGAATTGACAATCGATGATGAAACTAACCTGTAATATCAAGATAGGTAAGTACGCCTTTACCCATGTGGTAGAGCTTACGGTCAACACCTCCATTGATCAGCTTACCGATACCTGCACTATTGAATTGCCCAGCAAGTTATCCTGGAAAGGCAAAACCATTGCCCTGGGTACCGATGGCCTGATCAAAACTGGTGACCGGGTAATCGTAAAAATAGGTTATGATAACGGCCTTCAAACCGTATTCAAAGGCTATTTAAAACACATTAAACCGGGTGTCAGGGTCAAGCTCACCTGCGAGAATGAGATGTACAATCTCAAGCAAAACCCGATCACCAAAAGTTATAAGAGCACTGACCTGGCTTCCCTGCTCCAGGACATCCTTCCATCCAGCACCACCATCAAGCCGGTCAACATGGAGCTGGGCCAGATCCTGATCAATAACATGACTCCGGCCAAGGTCCTCGAGCAGCTTCAAACTGACTTCGGGATCTTCTCTTACTTCAAAGATGAAACCCTTTACTCAGGCTTCGCATACTGGCCGGATGATGCCGCTACTCATATCCTGAAGTTCAAGCACAACATCATCGATGACTCCAGTGTTGAATTCATCCGGGAAGAAGATGTGAAGATCAAGGTGAAGGCGGTTAGCATCCAGAAGAACAATACCAAGATCGAAAAGGAATATGGTGACCCGGATGGAGATCTGCGCACCCTGCATTTCTATGATGTACCTCTGGCCAGCCTGGAAAGTGTGGCACAGGAAGAAATCAAGAAGCTGAAGTATACCGGACTGAAGGGATCACTGATGATCTTTGGTGAACCTTATGTAATCAAAGGTGATGTGGTCGCCATATCAGATCCGGACTATCCTGAAAAGGATGGGAGTTACCTGGTAAAAAGTGTGGAGTATCGCTTCGGTACCCGTGGCTATCGTCAAAAGATTGAATTAGGACCAAAGGTATGACCATCTCTGAACTCATAAAGAAACTGGCCGAGAGTGGTGATCAGATTTACAGCAAAGTCTGTAAGGTGATCAGCGTGGATCTGGATGAGCGCACCTGCGAGGTAGAACCTTTGTCAGGTGGTGCCAACATTCCGGCGTGCAGGCTTCAGGCTGCCATCGATCAAACATCAGGACTGCTCCAAATACCGGCAGTGGACAGCTTTGTAATTGTCACCTGGTTAAATAAGAACGCTGCCTTTGTAAGCATGACCAGCCAGGTGGATGAGATCCAGCTTAATGGAGATCAATACAAAGGCTTGATCATTTATGACAAGCTGAAAGAACAGATCGACAAGAACAGCCAGTTCCTGGATCAGCTCAAGCAGATCCTCGACAGCTGGGTCCCGGTTCCCAATGATGGCGGTGCAGCTTTGAAGACTGCCTGGACTGCCATATCAACCACCTTGCAGACCGCTGATCTTTCTGACATTACTAACGACACGGTGAAACATGGCTGATCGCATCGACATAATTTTGGACACGGATAACGACCTGAAGATCCACAACGGAGATCTGCTCTATGGCGTTGCCGATCTGCATCATGTCGAGGTGATCCTGATCAGCGCACCAGGTGCTTTTAAACAGCACCCGCTGATCGGTGCCAATATCCGCTCGCTGATCTCCGGCAAGCTCGACGTATCAGCCAGGCGTGATATCAAACTCCAACTGGCCAGCGATGGTTATCAGCCCAAAACATTAACCATTGATAATAGCGGGGCCATGGTGGTAGAGATATGAAACTGATAGCATCACTCGAACAGCAGACCGTGTTTGATATTGCCCTTCAACAGTCAGGCAATGCCGAAGCAGTATTTGATATACTGATCGATAACAATACCCTCACACTGAGCTCAGAGCTTACCAGCGGCCAGCAACTGGTGATCAACCATTCCACCCTTGATCAGAGCATCGTGAACAATTATCAAGCGAACAAAACTAAGCCCGGCAACGGCCTTGCACTCACAATCCAGGTACTGGGAACAGCAGACGGGAAAGCTATCTTAACTAACACAGGCAAGTACATCAAAATCAAGATAAAGAAATGAAAAAATATTTTGTATTATACATTTTGCTTTTAAGCTCCATGCTGAGCCTGGGCCAGGCAGTTGAGACTACCTCGATCGGTGAACTGCCATTGAAGGATTCGATAGTAGGAACGGATATGTTTTTTGTTGAGGATGACAGCGCCTACAACTACCACACCACGGCCAATGAGCTGCTGGGATGGATGCGGGATTCTATCAGCTCCAGCATACCCATGACGGCTACTACAACCAACTACACCAGCACATCAGGCAGTGAGTCTGTGGCCTTTGTCGACCTGAACATTTGGAACGATACCCTGTTCCTGGGCAGCGCAACAACCCGATCGGGTGATCAGATCTACGTGGCCCGGACAGACTATACCAACTCCGTGGTAATTACGGGAACACCGGGTATTTACTACAAATCAACTGGATATACCACATTCTTTCTAAGCAAGACAATGACCGGTGCCATTTTGCAATCAGATGGCAGTGCCTGGTATATTATCGGGGTGTTTTATGACTACTACACCACTCCTACACATTTGATTTTTCCTGACAGTGTTGAATTTTCAGGCGTTGTTTTAGGGAATACTTACCAAAAATCCAATATAATTACAGTCGGGTCAAACAATGAACAGTACAGCGTCTTTTACACTGCGGTAACAGCAGCAACCGCAAGTCAAGTTATTGAATTAAGTGCCGGAACATATAGTGTTAGCGTAGCAACTGTAACAATGCCTCGAAACTCAACATTAAAAGTCTCTGAGGGCGGTATGCTGACCGGCACATTTAATCTTGTTGGCGATTCGACCCGATTAGTTGCCGGGTTGACAAAAATATTTGATGATAATGTCACGCTATCAGGAACTTGGATAGTGGATGAAGTGTATTCTGATTGGTTTGGATTGAATGAATCTGGCAGTCAGACGGCTAAGTTCAATAAGCTAATGGCATTTGCCGGTATCACAACAGGGAAGAAAGTTGTATTTGGGAATAAGACATATTCATTTGCCACCCAGCCAGCAGATATTTACGGCAGCATCAGCATAGACGGAAATCATGCAACATTTGTGGCTACTGACTCGGCTTGTGCCTACATGATCAGATATTCAGGTAGCGCCGGATCCTGGGACACATTGTCTCTTGATATTGCAAAAGGATCATTTTTTATGGAAGCAGATCTAGGGTCGACCTTGTTGGATTTAACACCTGGTGATTTAGTGAAAATAATAAGCAATTATAAGGTTGATGCCATTTATAACAATGGGGAAATGAAGAAGGTAAATAAGGTTATTGGAAATATAGTCTATTTTACACAACCATTTTTTGACTCATACCTTGTGGCAGACGTGGTGAGAGCTCAGCAGGTAAATCCCATTGAGCCACAGATCAGGAATCTGAATCTTATTCAAACCGGTGAGGCCGATTGGTCATTTGGAATTTATTTCGGACGATGTCAAGATGTTGTTTGTGAAAATGTATTTGTCGGGAAAGCAAAATATGCAAGTTATGCATTCTACGATTGCTATTCTCCCAAATTATTGCATTGTTCCTCTTCTAACGATTATTATACAGGAACTGGTTATGGAGCCAGTATTTATGGGGCTACAACTAACCCAATTATTGATGGATGTAATTTCTGCTATTGCCGGCATGCCGTCGCCCATGGGGGTGACGGATCTGGTGGATATCCATGGAATAGCCTTGTAACAAATACGACCGGAACATCATTTGGTTATTCTGTTTTTGATGCCCATGAAAGTACTGGTTCAGTTATATGGGAAAATTGCACTGCTATTGCCGGGATGCCTGAACAGGATACAACTCATTATAAAGGCCTTTGGGATGATGGGGTGGCATATAGCATTGATGATATAGTGCTTTTCCATAAGACCCTTTTTAAGGCCAAAAGACCTGGCACTAATATCCCTCCAGACACAATAACCGTGGACTATAATGTTTCTCCCTACTGGGGATTATATAGTAACAGTCTGATCGCCCATACTGCATGGACATTGAGATGTTCAAATATTACGATTAGAAATTGCCAGGTTTATAATGCATACACTGCAGTTCAGAATTCGGTTGATACCTTGGAAAATATCATCATTGATGGATTAACTTGTTACAATGTACCAATAGCAATACTATTGAGCACATACCCTGTCTATAATTCATCAATTGATAATGTGGTACAGATCAACGACCAGGCATTCAAGTCGAATTATCTTTTAAGTCTAAATAATACATCTATTGATCAATCATTGCAAATAGGTTCACTCGAAACGAACAATGGAAGGGGGCTTTATGTCTGGAATACCACCACCACTTCCTTTATTAATATTCAAAAATTAAGTTGCAACCGCGCAGCACTCTACGTTCAGCCAGGCACAATGACATCCCCTCCTGATATCAGGATCGGTAAATTAATCACGAAGGGGGATAATGTCAATATCAACTGCATGGAAACCTGGGCAAACCTTAAAAGCCTGGTTATCGACGATTGGCATGCCAATTCAGTAAAATCAAAAATTGCCGATTTAGGTGCTGATATTGATTATTTCAGAATCGGCAACCTTGTAATAAATAATACGGAATCCGTCAGCCAGGCAATATATGTGAGAGATACTATCGATGTTTTTGAAATCGGTAGCGTGTATGCAACCGGCACCGGTGCTTACCCATTGGTCACAAACTTTGGTGTAGTGACGAATGCAACCGTTGGTAATTGGGAAAATACAAGCATATCGGATCTCTTTTCAAATAAAGAACCGACAAACCTTTATGTCATCCACGATTTTATGAATACCGCAGATGACGATTTAGATCTGGCCAATTTCAATCTAAATAATGTTGATGTTGCCACAATAGAAGATCTTAATATGACCAGTCCTGTAACTTGGATGGAAAATTTTAGGTTAAGACCGTTTTATTATGCCGATTGGTTATATTACGGACCATCTGCAAATGACCCATGGACAGGCGCGGGTGTAGCAAGTGGAACCATTGGGGGTCCGGCGGGCGGCACATCGGTAAACCATCCTGGAATTGGTAGGTTTGTATCGAGCACTACTACAAATAGTGGGTACCGATTTTATGCTGAATCAAATGTAATCATAGGTGTCCATGGAGGGGAGATCACTAATGTGATAATTAGGTTTTCGGTACTCGATTCTATCACTACTCGTTTCGGATTTCATGATGCAACAACTTCAACGGCTCCCGTTGATGGAGTGTATTTCGAAATAGGACCAGATTCGGTTCTCTGGGGTAAAACAATGTCATCTTCATCGGGTTCAACGACTGGAACAAGTTATCTGTGTGCTTTAAACACGTGGTATAGATTGAAAATAGTTGTCAATTCGACGGCAACCCAGGTAGATTATTATTTAATTAATGAATCAGGAACAGTTTTATGGACGGATTTTTTGACTACAAATATCCCAACTGGTGCTACGGGCCATGGAGTTATATGTACAAAAGAGCATACGGGTTCGGGTGCCGGCATCAATCTGCTTCATATTGATTACATGGACTTATACTTGGGGCCGCTGATCAGATGACCTGGGTTCTAACAATTTAATATTCAAAATCATGAAAAACAAAGGAAAAGAATTATTTATGTACGTACTGGGTAGCTTGATCGTCATCGGTACATTCATTTTAATCGGAATGTTGTTGGTTGTGGTTTTAAAACATCCCGACAGCCCGTTACGTGATGTATTGGTGGTCTCTGTTGGCTCACTTCTGGCTGCATTTGGAGCGGTCGTCGGGTACTTCTATGGCAGTTCCAAATCGAGTGCCGATAAGTCAGAAACCATCGATAAAAAAATGAATACCGAAAAATAAGCCATGGCACGCAACCTGAACGATATCTACAATGAGATCATCACCGAAAAGGAGTCACTGACGAAACTACGCACGCAGCTGACCCCCTTCCCGGACATCTTTTCAAATCTTTTAGCTGACATCAGCAGCTCCAGCAAGATCGCCGTATGGCGCCTGTGGGTGTGGCTGATTGCATATGGTATATGGATGTTTGAAAAGGTCCAGGATATGTTCAAGGCAGAGATAGAAGATCTGATCTCCAGCACCCGCTTCGGTACCCTTCCCTGGTACCAGGAAATAGCACTGCTATTTCAGTATGGTGATGCCTTGGCCTATATCAGTTATAAGTTCCAGTATGCCGTTATTGATACTTCCAAGCAGATCATCAAACGTGCAGCTGCAGTGGTATCGGATGGCCAGATCCGGATCAAGGTAGCTAAGCTGAGCGGTACCACACCGGTAAAGCTCACCTCAGGAGAGCTGGCAGCCTTTAATGCGTACATTACCGACTTAAAGCCTCCGGGTGAGACTGTCCTGGTGATCAGCACAGATCCTGACCTGCTCAAGCTATATGCTGAGATCATTTATGACCCTCAGGTGCTGAATTCTGATGGCAGCAGTATCCTGGACATTGCCGTGTTCCCGGTCGAAGATGCAATCAGCTCTTACCTGGCCGGCATCGAATGGGATGGCAAATTCAACATGCGCAAGTTCCAGGATGCCGTTCAGGCCGTCTCCGGAGTGGTTGACATTGTTCCTGGTACATGCTATGCCAAAGCAAACGCAGCAGCCTCTTATACTACCATAGTGAGCAATTATTACAGTGTTGCAGGGTATATGACCATTGCGACAGGATATCCATTATCAGCAACCTTAACTTATACAGCAAGTGTTTAACTTCGACTTCGACTGGAACAATGTGATCAAGGTCCTGGTCCCGCCAGTGTACCGGCAGACCATTCACCTGGACTGGCTGAAGGCCCTTACAAAGCCCATCAGAACGCTGTACGCATCATTTCTGACGTACAAGGATGAGAAGATGTACTACGCCTCGATCACCTTTCAGAAGATCGCTATGGAGAAGATGCTGAATGATCTTTTTGATAATGTCCATCGCAGGATCTATATCGAGGATGTCTCAGGGATCAGCCCAGTTTACATCGCAAACAAGATCCTGGGATACGAACCTGTATATGTCTACAATAAAGCTGTGACGCATGATGAATTATGGGTTTACAGCAAATCAAGCTATGTCGCTCAGCTTGATTTTGTGGTCAAAGTGCCTGCCATGCTGATAGGAACCATCAACATAAATCAAATGATGGCCTTAATTGACGATTATAAATTCGCTGGAAAACGCTATGAAATTCAATCTATCTAACAATGAATAAGTTAAAAACATTATACGCAGCCGGCGTCGACTTTAACTGGGATGATCTTGCATGGATGCAGGATGCCACCAGGGACGCATTATATGGCATCCTGAGCACCTTTGGCATTGATCCAGATGAGAGCTTCATCCTGAGCGGATGTGTGGTTACAATTGGGCCATCCAGCGCATCAACGACTGCAGGATACATCTCACTCAACGGTGAGATCCTGAAGGTAGATGCTCATTCCATAAGTTATGACGGGTCCTCACCTGTCGTATGGCGCCTCCAGGAAACTGATGACGCATCCGGAACCGAACAGGACAGTAATGGTAATACCGTGGAGTGTTATCAGAAAAGGGTTGCGGTGCTTTACCAGGCGAGCTCATACACGAATGAGATGCCTTATAATGCCAATAGCTTGATCAATGTAATTAGTGCACATTTGGAGTTAAGCACCGCTTGGACAGAGATACCCTATAACGCCTTATATTTTTCCGGAACCAATCTGGTTATGGACGGAACAAACACAAAGATCTTTTACAAGCGCATTGGCAGCACTATGCACTTATCATTCCGCCTGTCTGTCACCTCGATGGACTCGTCGATATTGACATTTAGCCTTGCCGCTGCAACTGGTTATAAATCTCCTGATTACTTTCGTCCAGCGGCCGGAATACGGAAAATGACAGGAGATGATGGCCCGATATTGATCATGAGCTATGTTTCTGCCATTCGTTTCACGGAATATAATGCTGATTTACCAGCACTTACGAGTGCTTATCTTTATGGCCAAATGACACTTGAAGTCGAGCCTGTTTAAAATCAATTTAAATAGTTTTAAAATGATCATTTAAAAAAAAGAGGCCTTCGCCTCATTGCAGCCGGTCTCAAGCGGCATACAACATAAAGGTGCGTGAACACCACGGCAAAGGCCCAAAGCCTTACAGGTGTTCACGCACTATTTTTATGTAAAATTGAGACTCAACAAAGATATGGAAAAACAAACTAAAAAAAGCAATTATACCTATAAACCGCAATATGGTATCGTGGTTATCTGCCGTGATGAAACACACCAGATCCAGCTGTATAATCAATTGAAAGAGCGGTCACTTGAACTTAAAATCGTTGTCGTATGAAAATTGAAGTTAAACATTCCTGCGTTAATTTTGACAGCTATAGAGCTGCACGCGTTAAATCATTGTTCAACGCCGAAAACGGATATACTTGGTCACACTCAGCCGATTTTCCTATTGAAGGCTTACCCTGGAAGATTGGCCTTATTGTAGGCCCTTCCGGATCAGGAAAGACCAGCATCGGAAAGTCCCTGTTCCCAAATGTTTCCATTCATGATCTCTATGCAGATTGGCCACAGAATAAGCCGATCATCGATGCTATTGCACCGGGAGGAGACTTTAACCAGGTCACCGGTGCCCTGGCCGCCGTTGGGCTTGGCGATGTGCCATCATGGCTACGGCCCTTCAAGGTGCTTAGTAATGGAGAGCAGTTCCGGGCCGGTCTGGCCAGGCTTATGTGTGACCATCCCCAGGTAACGGTAATTGATGAGTTTACCAGTGTTATTGACCGACAGATCGCCCGGGTAGGCGCGGCTGCCTTTGCCAAATCGTGGAGAAGATCCTCCGCCCAGGTGGTTCTGTTGAGCTGTCACTATGATATTATCGAATGGCTTCAGCCGGACTGGATTTATGACACGAAAGAGGCGCGGTTTTTCAACCGTGACTGCCTTCGGCGACCGGAAATTCAACTCGACATTTACCGAGTTCCTGGAACGAAATGGAGCTATTTTAAACCGCATTATTATTTAGATCTGCCTTACCCGGTCGCTGCTCAATATTTTATTGGGGCCGTTGGAGCGGAACCGGTTGCACATCTGGCCGTTTGTCCGATGTTTCAAGGTGGCCACTATAGAGCCACCAGGCTTGTAGTCATGCCGGAGTGGCAGGGTATCGGTGTGGGTGTGGCCTTTCTGAATGAGGTATGCAGACTTCACCTGGAAGGCCAAAGCCGAAACGGCCATAAGTATACCACATTGTTCCATACCTCTCACCCTCAGTTATGCAATGCCCTCAGAAAATCACCTAAATGGCGCCAGGTAAGCGGCAAGTTAATCGGAGCAAACAAGGGTAAATCGATTAATACGCTTCGGAGAGCATCAGTGGCCAGGGGTGAAAAGCCTAAGTCAGGAGGCTTTGGAGGCCACTTTAGAGCAGTTCAGGGATTTGAGTATACAGGAGGTGGCCATGATCATTAATATTTTGGGGAGCCAGGAGACGATGGCTTATAAAATATCCCTTGAGGTAATCCAGAAGATGGGTCACCGGCTACCTTATACGGAGGGCGAAGAATGGGATCTTGCCGTTGCCCCACTGTTGACAGTCAAAGTTAGCCTTGAAGAGCTGCATAAGCCGCGATTAGGCACGCTTATCTTTCATCCGAGCCCATTACCTTATGGAAGAGGAGCGAGCGCGTTAAAATGGGCCTATCGCCGTCATGAGCCTATAGCAGCCGCATGTTGGTTCTGGGCTAATGATAAACTTGACGCTGGGGATATCTGCGAGTTGGAGATCATAAAAATTGAATACTCGATGTCACCTCGTGCTTTTTATGAGACACATATTATACCAGCATTAGAAAGGACTTTAAAAAGGTGTTTAGAGGCCTTAGACTATGGCTTTATACATCGAGTGCCTCAGGAGGAGCGCTATTCGACCTATGATCCCAAAATTTAGAAACGCGTGTTTTTTTTTACACAATTTGTTTTACTTTTAAGGCACAATTCGTTTTGCCGATTATATATGTTTCTCGC